TAGTAGTAGACACCCCTATACAACAATTAGAGATCAAATAACTTGGGGTTAGTAGTGGGGAAAGCTAACGGGGTTAGGAGTAAGCAAGTTAGTAAGCAAGCAAGCAAAGCATTAAAAGCAGTTTAAACTATTTACAGAATAAGAGTATCGGTTAATTACAGTTTAATAGGCTCCTGACTTGAAATCTCCTTTACTTTCTTCTCAAGTAGGGCCTGAGCCTTGGCCTTGAGTTCTGGATCCATATCATCACCAAGGTTAAAGTGGTCAACACAATATGAGCCCAAGTAATCCATAAAGATGTGGATGATCTTCTGATCACAGTTAACACCCATTGATTGTGTTCTTCTCACATATGATTGATAGAATGATGATTTCTTAGCTATCTTCTCTTCTCCTGTTCCACGAAGACTAGAGGCAAGAATCCCACCCCGTATGTCCTGCATGAGTGCAAGGAAAGCACCAAGTTCCGGGATACCTGCCACTTGAAGAACAGTAGGAGGGCATCGGTCTGGTGCATTTGCAAATAACCATGGGGTGGCTTCTGACTCAATATCTGCTGGTATTTTATAATTTTGGTCAGCAAACATTCTCAGTGCTGAGATATCAGGCAAATTAAGTGCATCAACTTGGGCCTGACGTGTTCGGAAATAAACCCTATTAGTGCTATTTGATGGGTTTGCTTTATCCTTGGTCATATATTCACACTGGTCACTCAACATCTTTTCCATTGCACCTGGCCAAGCCTCAGCTAAATGTTGAAAACCAATGACACCCATTACAGGGCTCATCAGCTTTTTTGCCTTTATCTCATTTGGCAAGAGTCCTGAGATCATTGTCCTAAAACGTCCAGGTGTGAGTTCATCATCTTGGATGGAAGATTGGCTTGTTGGAAGGGATATGTAAAGGTACTTGTGTTGTTTTATCCCATTCCGGTCCTCCATGCATGAGTCATCCTTAAGCTTGATTCTAGTACCTTTGTTGTCTTTACTAGTCTGTCTTCCTCGGGTGGTCAAGATGTAGAGGCCTTTAAGGAGAAGAACCTGTGTAAGGGTCAAAATGTATTCGAATATCTTTCCCCAATTGGCAGTTTGGCCTGCAGGTTCTTCTAGGCTGAGTGGATTGAGGTCGACAACGTTCCCATACCGAAGGGATGACTTTGCAGTGAGATAATCACCTTCTTCAACCCCCGGCACATCTGGCTTTCTTTTCTTTTTTGCCTCTTCAGCAAGCATAGCTTGCCCGGCAGCAATCATGCCCTGCAACTCTTTCAATTTGTTCCTGTAAGCATCAACAACATCAGATCTCTGTTTTATGGACTGTTGTTGGATGGAGTCAGGGTTTTGACCAGCTTGATCTATCTCTTGAATCAGTTTCTGAGATGACTCTGTCAATGCCTTCTCAGTTTGATTGTACTCATGTTCTAATTTCTTTAGCTCTTCGGGAGTCATTTTCCCTTGAGTCATCTTTGTCTGAAAGATTTCTATATAGTAGTAGTAGTCTCTTCTGTTGTAAGCAGGGAGTCCACTACTA